TTTCGGAACCAAAGGCAAGAGTGCCCCAGTTAGTCAAGCTTTCTTTCAAGAGAATACGGTTATCCTTCTCTTCTTTTTCTGTTAAGATTTTATCCATAGTAGCCGCAGAGGGAATCGAACCCCCATCAAAAGTTTAGGAAACTCTTATACTATCCGTTGTACGATGCAGCCGTGTGTTAAACTTTACACTTGCATAACAATGTACGCAAGTGTAAAGTTCAACTGTTGTTAAAATAAATTTACTCTGAATGCCATGTGCTGTCTGTTAGACTGATCACTGTCCACGGCAGGAATAAAACGATATTTGTTTGCATCATATTTGTGACTGACGAACGCAGCGGTGTGCTCTGACCTTCTCAACATGACGATTTTGTTTCCTACTCCGTCATGTGGGATGCATTTTATAGACATAAAATATCCAGCATCTGAAACTGTGTCGCGGTAGTTGATAAAATCAAATGCCTTGTGGCTTAGTATCATAACATTAGCAGGTCCCATCCTAGCTCCTATAGTTATCAAGTTGCTTACTGAAAGGATACGGGTTATCAGCCTTCTTCGTACCATTACAGCATCCTCAAAATTATGGCTAAGATCTAGATCAAAATCAGTATCGCAATCATACATGGATTTGGTTGCGATACTGATTGCGTTGTCTACAAGAACTTTAGCAAGCTCATCATCGTCCATCAAATACTTTGATTCTCTCAGCTTGAACCTGGCTTCCTTTGGAGTCATAGTCACCATGGCACCACCGTTTTCCGTCTTGTTATCTTCGTCTTTTGTATAACAAAGTGAATACATTCTCACTTCATCTTGATCTGTGACAAACCTGGTGCACAGATGTTCGATCACTTCTTTTGTTTCTTGCATAGGGGTTGTATGCAAGATCCACGGAGTTGTTTATTTGTAGAACTTCACCAATTCTCTTCCACCTTTTCCAAGAATTCTGAACCATGTTTCTGTCTCTTCAGTCCATGTATCTTGGTACGGCCCTGTAAAAAGAAGTGTTACTGTGTCTGGTAATGCTTTCATGAGTCTGTGGTTATACAAACGCGGTATGAATCTCCATCCCCGTCCAACTCTGTATGTTCGTGCTATTCCAATTCCTCCAAGCTTCTGTGCAATCTCTTCATCGTAACCACCAGATAAAGTCCAACCCACTGCGTTAAACGCATGTGTGTGAAATCTATCCTGGCAATCAGTAGAGATACAATGGAGATAGATGCTAAACAAATATTTAAATTCGATGATCGTGTATCTCTCGACGGTTCCTGCTCCTAGAGAGAATACTTTACATCTCTTTTGGAACAGGAACTTTATGGCTTTGACAAATAACTTTTTCATATGATGTCTTCACCACCAGAAGCAATAAATCCATTCCTGACATCAATGATTGACATATGATCAAGCATCTCCATAGACAAACTGCTCATGTACTTCACGACAGGAAGATTCTCGTACTGAGGTTTGGTCTTCCAGCCCTTGTTGATTCCTTCTTTCACATTGCGCATCTGTTTCCAGAATGAATACCAGCCATACTTCACCTTGACCATAAATCCCTTAGAGTCTTCTATCAATACTCCTTCTATCTTATCTCTGTTAATAGCATTGTCGATATAAGATCTTAGAGAAGCATAATCAGGAACATGGCCTATCATTTTTTTGACATCAAGATCAAACTTCAAAGCGATGACACAAAGCATGCTGTAATTCAGCTTCTCGAATTTCTCCGTGCGATAAACAAGATCAAGAAGTACAATATTTTCATCGTTGTATTGCACCATATGAGGGTCATTAATCGGATCAATAACTTCAAACACTGCAGATATCTTCTCTTCTTCCAGAAGTCTGAAGAATGCATCTGCCTTTTTTCCAAGCTTATTCAACAAGATGTCGCTGAACCAACCAGAGAAATCACCAGTAAGAGAACTCTTGCTAGTGATGATGCGGCAACCTCTCTCAGTGTCCCAACCGGTGATGCCAAGGAATCCATTTTCCTTCTGATAAATGTTCACTGGAAAAACCAAGGTTTTCTCCAATGCATCCCATTCGGTGTGGCTTAACTCTCCGACGTTGAAAAACTTGTCGTAACTACGTGCGACTATCTCATTGTTCTGTGTGTTGATAAACAGACCTCTTGCCTTTGTGGTTGTCGAGTTCCACTTCTTGGAATGAAACGCATCACGCGAGAAGTTAAAAGATGAAACATCTCCAAACTGTTTTTCGATCACGTATTTGTTTGTGCGAAGCTCTCTAAGAAGCTTAGACTCTGTAGGTTCTGGGATGACCTTGCAGTTCTTGCTTTCTATCTCGCGCACGTGCCAACCCTTTTCATCCAACACAGCAACACGAAGATGACCAAAGAATTCCACACTTCCTTCTAGGTTGAATGAATATCCATTCTTGGATGGCACGCCGTTTATGTTTCGATGCCCGTGTATCTGATATACAGGATATTGTCCGTATGGTTGATTTGGCATGTTTACGTTCCATACCTCATCTATGTCCGTGCTGTATTCACCTACGCCCTTGATGTATTGGATTGTAGGAACCAACATAGGATTAACCGGCAACGATGCCAATCCGCCATGGCTCACAAAGACATTGGTGCCTTTGTATCCATAGTAGATCATCTGTCGTAAACGTCTGAAGAAGCTGGATGCTTTCTTCTTGGTGATGCCCTTTGCTTCTAGTTGTGGCTTGGTTTCATTTCTAAAGTCCTCACTACGGATATCCTGATCCTGCGCCCAGTTTGAAATATGGATCTCGTGATTGCCTTCGATTATACGAACATTATCATCTGTATAGATCGTGAGAATGTACTCCATCACTTCACCATTCTGAATTCCACGATCCAACATATCACCGGTGAAGATGTATAATTCTGTTGGGTTATCCTTTGGACTTCCGTATTTGGCAAAGTATTCAGCAAGAGGATCGTAACATCCTTGGATATCACCGATGTGGTGGATTCTATCCCAGTTACTATAATCTTCCTTCTCGTATGTCACTGCTGCAAGAAGTTCATCTTGATTTATCACCTTTACCCAGGCTGGTATCTTCTCAGTTGTTATCACCTTTGCCTGTGCTTCTACCAAGTCATTCCTTACTATCTGATGTGCAGGCCGCATGTTGTTGCGTGATTGTGCAACATCGATGGATGTATCCATCTGGCATACAGTGCAACGATAACGATACTTTTCACAGAGTGCGCGGTAGTTGTTTATCTCAGTAGTTGTTCTGTGTGTTGCATCGACTACTATGAATTCACCACGCGTCATCCGTTCTTCAACGTTTTGCATGATGAATGACCAGACCCTTCTATTATTCTTTTGACTGATTTCCATACCAGTGAGTGACATCATCGGTGATTGGTACATCAGGCGTACTGCATCTGCAGAAAGAGTATATGCAGCAATGCCAGCGTTCTGTATAGCTGTAGACTTTCCGGAGCCGCTAGGGCCTCTCATGAGGATTAAGTGTCTCATTGTTGAACTTTTACCTTTCTTTATTTGTTAAAAATGGAAGTGAGTTATTAACCCACTTCCATTCATATGATTGATCACGCTGTAAAATTTGCATCTCTAATTATGTTCGTTGGCTGTTTGCTTATACGCCCGATCGATACATTAGAGTTTCTAGCACTACTCTTATTATGCGTTCTTTTGTATACCGTCCTTGACAGGTTTACACCTCGTCATAGAGAGAATCATCAGAAGAAACAGGAGAAGGAGAAGGGCGGTCCTGCCCGCCGTTGGAATTTTTAAACTTCTCCCAAGCAGCAAGGTAGCTGAGTTCCGAATCTGTAGCAGGACCGAATACCTGCATCACCAATGGGAATTGTGCAACTGGAGGCTTGTTCTTTGTGAACTTACCAGTCTCGGGATCAATCTGCATCTCTTCAAGACAATGGAGGATGATGCGATACTTTGCATCCTTGGTCATGTCGACCCACTGCTCAAAGCCAATCTGGATCACAGCGTCAAGTTCGCTGAGCTTCTTGTTCAGTTCCGATTGAACCGTGACCTGTGCGATGCCTTTGAATGATTTTTTAAAGACTGCAATGATCGTGTAATCTTTTAAATCTCTGCGGTAACGATCTACCAAGTTCTTGATTACTTCATCAGCTTCTTCTGCATCGATGAACTTCAGTCCTAGATCTTCTGGCCATTCACCAAGCTCTGGTGCTTCTGCTGAAAAGTTATGTCTGTTGAAAATTTCGTCGTTTGTCATTTTATAGGTTGTGTATTTTTATGATTAGTTCTTCTATTTGGCTGGCTGCAAGAAATGCATAGACTGCCGCCCCAAAGAGTGATATAAAGTAGTAGATTGCACTGTCCTTTGCATCTTGGCTACGGGAATCATATAGTTCTCTTAGGAAACATCCTAGGAAGAATATGATGAAAAATATATTAGCTGTCATTACAAATGGCTTGCTTTGATTATTTCATTGACAAAGTTTGACCCGTAGTGAGCCATGAGATAGACTACTAGCATGTACCAGATAAAGTCAAGCAGATAACCCGACCAGTGCTTTGCTTCGATCTCCTTGCGTGTGATTCTGATGAACGCGTAGGTCCAGCAGAGAAAACAGAATAGTGCGGTTTCCATCTATGCGTGTTGGATTGATTTGATTATGGTTTCTATGATCTTGTCTAGACTATACGAGATCAATAAAAGGAATGCAAACTTTACGATAACCACGACAAGCAGTTGGGAATAACTATCACATTTTTGTTCCTTGTTATAGTTTATAAGGGCCAGCAAGGAGAGTGCGAACAGAAAGATATACCAGATCATGCTTGTTGGATTGATTTTTGTAGTTTGTACACGAGCGATAGAAGAGATATCACAGGGTCGATGACCTGGTTTCTCATTGCCTGGTGTGCAGCGACCTCGATGATGACGACTGGAATCTTAGGAAGTTTGTCTGCATGGTTATCTGCAATCCATTCAGGAAATTCAGAGCCGAGCGAAGCAAGGATCTCTGTGACAGAGCCTTGGTATTCTTTGACGATGAGCTTGTAATTCTCGTACGAATCACCTTGAGCCATTATGAGCTTAAACACAGGTTCAAATTCCCAATCTTTTGAGGTGATCTGTGCCTTCGTGACGTTTGCTACCTTGGAGATTGACAGAGTTTCGACCTTGTAGATTGCTTTACGCATGTCAGGGAATGCAGCATCGATGAAATCCTCTAGTAGGTCTTCGGTGATACCAATGCTAAGCTTGGAAAAAAGAGTGCCAAAACGCTTTCTCCATTCCAGCTTCACGTATTCAACCTCACCGCCATCTAACATGTCCATGTTCACAGTCACAAACCGTGATTGGATTGGTTCTGGAATCTTGTTGATGTAGTTACACGTTGCAATGAAGCGTGTGTTGACTGCAAACTTTTCAATTGTTCCACGTAGTGCTTTAAAGAACTGATCGCTAACACCATCAAGCTCGTCGAGGATAACGCATTTCATCTGCCCGTGAATGTTTAACACCGACGCAGATGAACAGAAGTTTGTGATCTTGTCACGAATAACATCAACACCTGTTTCATCTGAGCAATTGATGTAGATGTGATCAAATCCTTCTGACGAAGCCATCACCTTTGCAGCTGAAGTCTTGCCAAGTCCTTGCGAACCGTAGAGCAGGAAGTTCTGTTCCAGCTTGCCGCCGTTCAGTTGTTCACTGATTCGTGGAGGAAGGATCAGGTGTTGGAATTTCTTAGGTCTCAGTTTCTCAGTTAGCGGATTCATCTTTTGTGTTGGTTTTTTTCCCGTTGTAATATTCTTCGTCAGACATTGCATTTAAAGCATCATTCTCTGCTTTCTGTTGGGCCAAGATCTTTTCTATAGCTTCATTGACCTGTTCGATAGAAGCGAAGGTATATTCAATCTGTTTAGTTTCTTTGAATTTCTTGTCCAACATATCTTTACGAATCCAATATAACGCAGAAAGAAGAGAGGTGAAATCTTTATCTGTCAGATAAACACCATGTTCATAGTACTTGACGGTCTTCCATCTTTTCAATAGGAGCAGAAACGATTTTTGCTCCTCTATGTTATAATAACAGCGTGAGTTGGTATTATTGGTAACCTTTGTTATTCTATACATGGCTGTTTTTATTGCTTGATTTTAAGCAGGTGTTTGTCATCTCGAAGTACAACTCACTTGCATCTCTGTAGTTTGTTGGCTTCTTGAGAACGTTTACAAATCCTGTTGCCAACAGACTCTTCCACCTTACGTGGAAGAGTTCTTTGGCATTATCTCCGGTCTCTGCTTTTACAAGCTTGACCTGAATCCTTGGACTGTCAAATGAGCAGATCACATCTTCTGCCATGCAATAATTAGCGGTCATCTATTTTTTGTTAATGTTGGTGGTGACGTAATCCATGAAACGGCTGTCAAACAACGGAACAGCCGTGTTGCTTTGCTCTACTCTCTGGTAGTTAATTGTAATATGCTCTAATGCTTTGCCTGACATATCAACCATATCACAATCGAGCACCGGTAAACCATGATCATCGAATGGATGTTTTAACATCTCTTGTAACAATGTGTAGTGTCTATCGTATACGTGCAGCGAGTTTACCACGTGGGTATACGTTCCAAGTGTAACCTCTGGGTACTTGGTCTGGACATGTCGTAACATCTGCTGCTGTAACACGGTGAAGAAAGCTACATCGGTAGGAGTGCCCCAGATTGCATCGTTAGAACGCATAGAGAGTGTCAGGTTGAGCCTGTTCTCACGGATGGAGAAGACTGCATCCTTTGTGCAAACAAAGTCCCTGGTATCAGGATCCTGGTGTTCTGGTTTGTTAAAGTGCATCAGCGCCTGTCTGGTATCTTTGTCCTGTAAAAGTTTTGACAAAGCCCACTGGTATTCCGTGATACCAAATTTATTCTGGTCAACAAATATCAGTTTACCGTACGCAGAGTTGACCGTCCAATCTTTGTTGGCTACTTGATTCCAAAACTTAGCAAACTTGTTTATCCAGTTAAGTTGGTTAGATCCTGAGAAGTAGAACAGTATCTCAGCTGCAATGTATTTCTCCTGGCTTGAACGAGGCTCACATTTGTAAAGGTTGCTGGTAGGGTCTTCAATAGTGAATGCAAAATCTTGAATCTCACGTGAACTAGTGCCTCTTGTGTGAACTTCGTACTCGTATTTGTTATTCAGTTGAGACAGTAATTCCGCATAGACTTGTGCAAATGTCTTTCTTATTAAGATTTTCATATGCACATTCTATGCGGAATTAGTAAAGCGTCTGGTGTTACTTACTACGCTGTTGGTACTGGTGGAAGTCCGCCTTGATCAGGATTGTTCGTTTGTCCTGGTGCTCCTGTTGCGTCCATCGCCGGTGGCGGTGCTGCTGCTAGTGCGTTAGGATCTACGCCGAACTCTGATTCACCACCGAGGGTGTCACCAATTCCAAAAGCATCAGCCGCTGCTGTCGCTCCACCCATAGGATCTACCTCAGCTCCTTTAGCTTTTTCTTTTGCTGCTGCATTCATCTCCAACAATTCAGGAGGAAGCTGCATGTAAAAGTTGATCAACACATCTTTGACGAAGTAAGGTTGGCCATCTGTTCCGACCATCGCCGCCATAGCTTCTACAAACTCAGCTTGCTTTTTGTTTACATCTTGTTGTTTAATTTGATCAAAGTAGTTGTCTTTGTTAAATCTGATACCGATCTTGCTTTTGAACAGTTCATCTTCTGACAGCTCTGGCTTATCCATGATCATCTGAAGGTACAACGGCTTCATCACAATCTCCTGGAAGATGGAGCGTAACCTCATCACGAAACGGCTGAAGCGAATCTCATCTCGTTCTACGTTACTATTATCCTGTGAATACGTTGACGAAGAAGCTTGACCGCCTGAAGAAAATCTAGATAGTGGTATTCTACTATCTTCCTTCAATTTCTGCTTAAAGTATTCAACCTGGCCCATGTCTGACAATTCAGGACCGTCACCACCTACTGCAGCAATATCAATCGTCTCTCCGTTTTTGGAAGGGAACACGTAGTTCTTGTAGAAAGGTATGTTGGGCTTGCCGTTCACGGTTAGTTCACCGCTCTCGTTGTCTAATCTTGCATCTTCTTTGTAGAAGTTTTGGATGGCTGCAACACTTTGATGTGCCTTTTGTTTTGATTTTGTTCCTACTGGAACAACCATCTTCATGCGGAAAGAGGAGTTCATGACAGCCCAAGATACTCTTGTGGTCTCCATGACGCGCATGAGGTTGAATGAACGTACTAATCTTTCCAGATAAGAGAATCTATTCTGTCCATCTTTTGCAAACGAGATGTAGATGATCTGCACATCCAACATCTTTCTCATCAGCTTAGGATCTTCTTTAAACTGATACCAGACGCTGCGCATCTTGCCAGTCTCATCTTGTTCAACACCTGGTTCAAGAGTAGCTGCATCAAGTTCCTTGAAACCTATGATACGTTTTTTGCTTTCGTCCCAGACAATTTCAAATGCAATGATACCATCTGTTAGAAATTGCTTCATTAGATCCCAAGCAGAGTTGGCATCGTTGAACTTCCAGTAGTTGTAGATCTTGTCAAAGTTATCTTCAAACAGTTCCTGTATGTCTTCCTTTGCATTTTCGATCTTAGATGGATAACAGAATCTTTGCTGTTCGTCTAAAACAATGCATTCATCTGTAACGATTTCTAGGATAGTTTCAATCTCTGAGTTAGATGCAAATGAACGTAGGAAGTCTCTGCGGGTAGCATAATCCTTTGCGTAGTAAGCGATGAACTTTGAATTTCCTGTGTCTTGTTGTGCGAGTGAATAGATGAAGTCCTCGTCCTCTGCTCCGGTTCCAGCTCTAAGAGCTGCTCCTTCTTTTGCACCAAGAGCGTAGCTTTGCTTGATGACCATGTCATCATAGCGTATTCCTAGTCTAGCGAACTTTGCAAGGGACGAACGCATAACGTCCACCACATTTCCTCCTGATAATCTATTGATAAAACCTGCCATTATCTATATCTAATTTCTTTTTCCAAGAGCTTGTTTGAACTGCGCAAAGACTCCGGACAAGGAAGATCCCAATCCTTTCGTATCCATAAAGCAAACAACTGGCCAATCACCTATATCTACTGGGTGGATCTTAACCAGCGCTTCTCTTGGAACGGATACTATTGCATTGTTTGGAACTATTCCTTTGAATATCATTCCAGCTTCCTTTGAAGATAATTGTATGGCGATCTTATTTGCAGTCGTTCCAGCTTCTGCGTTCTCTGCAATGTGTATCAACTTCTTGCCGTAGTACTTGTACAAGATAGAGAATACGAGTGCGCGTGTCTTGTAAGGGATACCAGCAATGTCCATGACTACTTCTACTCTCGGTCCTTCCTGCTTTTTAGGCCCTAGGGAAAGAAGCAACGGCCGTGGATTCACAGATCCTTTTTCGTCCGGTAGAAGTAATCTTGTGCATGCGTATATCGTTCCAGGTATAAAGTTTTTGTTGGCAAACTTTGAATCTCCAAAGTACTTCTCCTTGTACAGTTCAAATGCAAGCTTCTGCTCATTGCCTGTGTTTTCCTCTTGCCAATCTGCAAGTATCTTCTTAAAATTAAAAGTATCCTCCACCTTCGGTTACGATTCCAAATTTAGCACCACGTTTTTCTGCGTAAATGATTGCTGCTTCGAATTTTGCTTTGTTTACTAGATGCACTTCTGCTTCTCTTATGTAGCTAAGTAGACGTCTCTTCGTCTTTCTTCCTTTGATATCCATTACCTCTGTTGGAACTTGAGATAGAGGTTTTACTTCTATGATATAGTCCTGTTCACTACCGTCTGAATTTCTTTTTGTAAAGAAGAAGTCAACATAATAGTGTCTCACCTTTCCGTAGACAGGTGGACTTTTCATCTCATCCAATGGATTGATATAAGGTATCGCAATATCTTCACTGCTCCACCTTATAACGTTCTCGCGTTCGTCCAGATTCTTCATGAATCCAAGTTCCCAAGAACTTCTGTATATGATCTTGTCAACTTCTCCAGCGTATTTTGATGGATTGATGGGCCTGAAGAAACCTTGCTTAAACTTTCCTCTTCTGTTAGGACCCACCTGTTTCATGCTCCAGGCCATTGTCTGAACGTATTACTTTTTGTTTCTGATCTGTTCCATCTTTCTGATGGCCCAATCTACACCAGAGTCACCTCCCCAGATGAGCCATGCAACATATCCATTATCTTTCCACGGGGTGCTTTTGTATTTAGGATCTACCTTCGAGTTCTTTCTATGTCTGTTGAACTGTGCCATCCTAGCCACGACATCTCTGGACAAAGCCTCTCCCTTTGCAAGTTGATTAGCTCTGCTCCATCCAACAGACGTGCCACCCTTAACTTCACCTCTTCCGTATTCTTCCTTCCAAGCAAGTGCTTTCTTGGCATTGTTGGTTGCGGAGTCGGGATAATCTGTATACGTTTCTGCTGATTCAAATATTGAATCAGCAGAAATAAAATCTTCAAATAGTTTTACGTATTGCATCACTATTTATAACCGATAAAATTTTAAATGTTGAAGACACCATCTTCAGAAATAGAAACCATAGGTCCTAACTTCTTGTGGTAAAGTTCATTGAATCCCTTTGTCATGCCGTTCTTTGCAATCTGTGTAAAGTATGCAAATGCATTCTTGCTTCTCTCGGGATTAAATCTATTCCAATATTTAATCATATCTTCCAATGCCCTTGATATGCAATCTTGCTTATCCATTGGATTCTTGTAGACGTACGTCTTGCTAAATTCATTTGCTATCTTATTGAACATGTCGATAGCAGTCTGTGAAAGCTTCTCGGCTTCTTTGCATTTGATAATTTCTTCTAATAGTATTGCGTTTGGAAGATAAGCTGCCATTTAAAATTATGTGTTGTTTATTTTAGTCTCAGTTGTAATATGCCAAGATCTGCTTTCATCCTATGGTATCTTCATCAACAAAAAAGCCTCTAGATTATCTAGAGGCTTTTTATCTTTATTCGTGTTCTTCAGTTTCAGCAGACTGTTCGTCTTCATCCTCTGGTGATGCTTCTTCGTAAGCATCAAGCAACTTTCCTAAAAGTTCTTTGCCTGGCTCTTGGATCTGATCCCATTCTTCACTCTCGCCATCAAAAGGAATGCCATTCAGTTTGCTGATAAGATCTTGGTGGTTACGGACAAAATCTTTCATCTGTTGAACTTCTTCGCCAGAGAATTGGGAAAGAATTTCTTCTTCTGTGATCCCGTGATCTTCTCCCATTACCATGCCCATTACATCATGGAGAGTCATATCAGAGTTATCAACGTGGTTTTCTGATTCCTCAACTTGACCGTTGTCAAGAGTTGCAATGTAATCGTTTACATCTTGTACATCAAGCTCTGCACGAGGAACAACTGACATACCATCTTCGTCTCCGTCTCTCATGGTTTTTAGCTGATCAAGAAGATTTTTAGCATCTCTTTCATCTACAAATCCTTCTTCAATCTCTCCATCAATCACAACAAAGAATTTAGGATCTCCATAAACTTCATGCTCTTCTTCGGCATTTGCATATTTAGTCTTGCTTGTGATCTTCTTGTCCTCTACATGTTTGTCAAGGAATTCAAGAAAGTCAGTCATCTTGTGGGTACCTTCGACACGTCCCATGGTGTTGACCTTGAAATCAACTTTGCCTCCTAGATCGGGGTGAGCAGTCGTGAATGGCTTGTTAGCTTCGTCTACCTCAACTGTTCCGACCGGCAAAGGTTGTGTTGCATCATTTACACCATCAACCACCCCAGCAACCTTTAGGTATTTCTTAGGGATAAGGTCGATACCATCGATAGGATTCTTGATAGTGATGTTATCGTTATCAGACTTGCTTGCAAATTCCTCTGCATCAATCTCAACCACCGAGGTTGCATCGTATGGACCAACTGAAATTACAAGTGTGGCCTGTGTTGGAACAGCACCTTGTGCCGGCAACACATCATCCTCTGGTCCTGAAACAGTTTCTGGAGACATAGGATCGCAGCAATCACCATCTACTGACATGGTCACAGCAACGGCATCTTCTTCAGAGTCCAAATGATCTGACTCTTCGACTGGCGAATTGTTAGCATCAATTGCATTTTCAAGATCGTCCTGTACCTTTTTCAGATCAGCAATCATAGGATGAATGATTTCACCACCATCAAGAACCACGGTAGCCTCACCACCTTCTTCAGAGAATCCAGTAACTTTACCTGTTTGTCCTTCTGCAGTTTCTACCATATCGCCAACTTTGATTGCATCTTCATCAGCGTGATCCAATTCAATTTGCTCGACAGGCTCATCGGTGTTCATGTCATCTTCTTCTGAAATGGCACTTTCGATTTCTGTAATCTCACGATTAACCTGATTGTACTGTGCACGTTCTTGGTTTAGAGCATTACGAAGTGCCTCGATTGCATTGTCCACATCAGCAGATTCGTTGATGCTGTTTGTTGAAGCAATCTTCTTCTCGAGTAATACGATGTTCTCGTTTATCTTTTTAGCAGCAACACCAAGATCACTCATGCGTTTTGCTTCTCCGATCAACATACTTGCGAAAGATTTGCTGATATCAAAGCGAAGATCTTTACGAATCTTGTTGATAGCTGCAGTTGCAGTCATCTTTCCGAATTCTTCAGTCATCATGCCTTCGTTAACGGCGTGGACATACAGTTGCTCGTCTACATTAAAAACGGTTGCAGTCAGACCTTCGTACACCTTCGACTGAAGAAACTTAACATCTTGTACCTTGACAACACGAGTTGCCCAGTCACGGATGGTTTCGATATCCTTCATACGGCTGTTGTTCTTGCCTTCAAAGATACTCTTGGCAGAGAAACTTGCCATGTGTTCAACTGAATCAATAGAGATTACTTTACCGTTAAGTGTAGCTTTCAGCTTTGCACCTTCGGAGATGAATTCGTATTTGTCTTTACCGATACGATAAACGATACGTCCTTCTACGATCTTCACCGTATCACCTGTGAAAAGATTAACAGCATCCACAAATTTAGCAGGAAGCTTCTCTACTTCAGACTTGGCAAGCTTTTGCAGACCGTCTAGACCTTTTACAAAGTAAGTACCTCTTGCATTAAAGAAAGTGTTGTTGCCAGATTCGAATACAGGAGAGTAAACATCTGACACGTCACAGGTATCAGTGCTACGCTGGATGTCCATGTTCTTGTGTTCCTTCAGCATCATTCCGTTGCAGAAAGATTTTACACGTCCGTCGTAGGAGAATTTCCCCAAAGAAGAAATGAGTTCAGCAGACGTCTTTTTCTCATTGACAAAATCAATAAGAGAGTTGGTGGCATCTTTCATGAATCCCATTCTATCGTACGCGCTGAGTGCTTCGTACAACTGCAATGCAGCAAGACGATCAGCTTTAGCAGCTACTGCTTCCATGACAGGAGCAACAATTGCAGAAACTTTTTCATCCCATAGATAAGGCTTCATAGAAGATAGGAAACCTTCCACAAGCTGATGCTCCTTGTAACCCATTGAATAGTTCTTGGAGATTTGGTCTACCGAATAACGGAGTTGGTGGTTGCTGTAAGCTTTACTTTCGCGTAGTGCGTGAAGGGCTTCAGCCAATCCAAAATTAAGAGTGTTCGTCATTGTATAAGTTTGTTTGACAATTTAGCTTATCTATCCGCGCTTCAGCTGTTTATCGAGGCTGATTGCGATGGATCGAGTAGTTGTATCATCTTGTATGTCATTTGTTATCTTCGTCATCACAGTTCCTCTAAATAGTTCTGTTGTAAAGTCAAGCGAAGGAAGATAGGTCTCTACTTGCAATTCAAATTTAATCCTTTTTTCTTCTTCGTCACCGTATGAATATGAGATTGCTTTTTCATATGTCACGTTTTCTGGAAATCCAACCTGCACCGGGACGTTTAGACCTTTGTAAACAATGTCAAAGGTCTGTACTTTAAAGAAGATATCAAGTATCATCTCAGATATATCTAACACATCGTTCATGCTATGGACGATGATCTGGACCGGGAAATTCATCGATAGCGGAATGCCATTTATGTTTGCCGTGTATGTCTGCACGAGATCCTCGACCTCTTTTTCATACTCTGCACGAACGTATCTGTTAACAGAATTTGACGGGACGACAGATATTGTAGGAAGATCGATGTGACCTCTTGGTATGACATCGTTGCCTCCGTCAGATTTATGACCACCGAGATTGGTGTAGAAATCTTGCATGTATCTTTCTTGGCCTACCATAGAAGGATAAAATGGTATCATCGTAGTTTCAGGATCATCCATCCAATCTCTTACAAGCACCATCTTTTGGTCGAGCACTCCGATAAGGCCGGCGTATATCCGACGGAAAAAACCACCCTTTACCTCTTTCATATCTTATCTATCTGTTTATATAGGGATGGCCTACCTAAAAAAGTTTAACGATTACATGAAAGATCCTACACAGGAATCTTTAAATGAATGGGTTAAAGCTCTACTTGAATCTACAAAGAATCCGTATGACGTTCTTGGAATCCCAAGAAATTCAGATATTGACACGGCCAAGAGTGCATATAGAAAGTTGTCGATGAAATATCATCCTGACAGAAATCCAGGTAATTCTCAAGCAGAGGAAATGTTTAAAGAGATTGCTGCAGCATATGAGATGATCAAGACTCCTGGCAAGAACAGGAGGGTTGCAGATAACGAACCGACGTCTTCATACCGAAACACTTCGTCGAGATCTTCTAGCTACAGTGATCCGTATGCAGGCGCAAGATCAAAACAACAAGCCGGTTGGGATAAGGCAGAGGCAGATGATAAAGCACGACGTGCAGCACGTGAAGCTGAATACAAAAAACAAGCAGATGAACGTGAAGCTGGATATGCAAAGGCCAGAGAAGAACGTGCAGCAGGCTATGCAAAAGAGGCCGAAGAACGTGCTGCTCGTATGAAGGAAATAACAGACAAGCATAAAATAGAGATGGAAAAAATCTCAATGAACGGACTTGAAGGCAATTGCAAAATTGTGTGGAAGGATCTGAAAAATTGGAAGTCAGAAAGAACCGGGCAGACTGTCTTCTTTACTTCACCTGAACAAGATTATACGTTAAAGATAGAAGTTGTGAAATTTTCTCAGCTAGGTGGATCTAGTGGAGAATATAAAATACAGGTCGTATCTAAAAATAAAGATCTTGAGATGACGAAGGACATAACAGGATATGCAGATCTTTCAAGGCAACTGTCAGCTCTCCAAAAGTTATACGCAACCAAAGACGGAGAACCGGAGAAGAAAGGCTGGTTTAGTAACATGTTCAGATAATAAAAAACCCAACCGATATGGTTGGGTTTTCTTTTTAGTTCTCTATCTTAGTGAATTTACTAAACTGATTTACCTTCTTGACTTCATACAACACGTTAAAGATTTCATGTGGTATCGGAAGATGTGTGATAACAAATATGTTTATGTCCAGTTCCTTGTGAAGTTGTATCAAAACCTTAAGTACGTTGTGGATACTATCTGGATCAAGACTGGAGAAGATCTCATCTAGGAACAACAGATTGATGTTTGGATATTTCATCTTCATTAGACGAACTATTGCAACAAGAACTACTATGTCCACTCTTTTCAATTCACCTGTGGAAAGTGATCCTACTCCGAGCTTTTCTCCAAGGAACGAAAGGTGTGCATCAAAATTCTCATCAAATTCCAATTGATAATCTATGTGCATCTCTCTTAGCAGTATAGCAATCTCTGCATTGAGTGCAGGAAGTATTGCACGGATTGCTTGTTGTTTGATGCCGGAATCTCCAACAATATCTTCAAGCGACTTGTAAAAGTCTGCATCTTCACTGAACTTTGCAGCTTGTTCTTGATCTGTTTCAAGCGACACATGTAGATCTGTTAATATCCTTTCGATGCTTTCAGTACTTGGGGTCTTTGTGTTTAACAGAGAACTCAATTCGGATTTAGCAGATGCTATATCAGAATCTATCGTATGACCGAGCTTTATAAATCTATTCTTTGTATCGTCATTTGTTTGCTCGATTCCTTTTAATTCCTCTACAATCTTTCCCTGAGTCTGTACTTCTGCACGTATCGTATCAAGCTGTAAGTTAAGTGAAGACATAAGCTCTTCAAAGTAATCAGTCTTAAAGTTGGTTGCACACGTAGGGCAACGTTCCTGATTAAACAACTCTATCTTTTCCTTTATCTTCTTGCCTGCCTGGCCAAGGTCGTGCCATTTTTCCTTGGCAAGCTTTACATCTGCCTTTGTTTTCTTTGCATCCGCAACAAAGTCTTCGACGTTCTTCCTGTGTTTGTTTTTATCCTTTTCAAGTTCCGTGATGGCGAGCATCAACACGTCTGAACGTTCTTTGATCTTATCTAGGATGTCAGCCTTTGTCCTCTGCAGTTCTGCTTCAGTCTTTACTATGTTGCGTTCATGAACTCTACATGCAGAGTTTGCCATCTCCTCCTGTTGTTTGGCATGTTTCTGTTTGTCCTTCACAGCTTTGCTCATCTCGTTGAGAATAAGCAGACCTAAGATTCTATCAATGATGGCACGCTTGTCTGCCTTGCTCATGGTCAAGAAGCTCTTGAAGTCATTGACAGAAAGAGAGATGACATTGTTGAACACGTAGAATGGAATCTCAAGTAGTTCCTGCTCGATGTACTGTTGTAGCTGTGGCTTTCCGCTCTTGTCGTAAAGAATACCATCTACCCAAAGATTAAACATGTTCGGTAACATGCCTCTCTCAATTATAACATTCTTGCCAGTGTTGGAGATGAAGTTAATCCAAACGTACAAACCTTTCTTTGTGATCCAATTTACAAGGTCTTGCATCTTCTTTCCTTCCACCTTTCCGTAGAGGGCATACTGCAAGACCTTTGCGAGCGTAGACTTTCCGTCGCCTGACACTCCTGTGATCTGTGTCATCGTTGGAATTGCAGAAAAGGTTATCTCTTGCAGCTCATCATCATAACTACCGAAGTTCTTAAACTTTGTCCTAAGTATTTTCATTCTTCAGTATTGAATTTCATTGATTCAAGACACTCGTTCTTGATAGCCATGAGTGTGGTTCTCATGCGTTGCTTTTTCTCGTTGCTGACCTTTTGGCCTTCTATTGCTTCATTGATCAGTTCATCTATAGAATAAGCTGCAACAGAATGATCGTGCATCTTATCTTCCATGCTATCTTCCTGCATCGGTTTGTATTCCAATCTGCGATAACCATGAAGAGCTTGGGTCAGCTTGTTTAACATATTGCTCTTGAATGCACGGTTGCTTGATATGCCAACATCGACAAAGTTGTTATTGACAAATTTATCAGCTTCGCTTTGCGTCATGCTTAACAGATCAACCAACATGATTTTCTTAAACCTAGGAGAATAGTGATTGTAAAACCAACGCTTCTCCCTAGTCGTACAATCATACAAGAGTGCGCGTTTGGTGTTGCCCATGTCGCTCCTGGTAAACTCACAGATACTTCCTAGCATGTGTACGTTGCCCGTGTCCTGTGCAAAGTGGATGTGGCCAGAGTAGACTCCTTCGTAACCATTCGTGAGAGAAGTGTCCAATCCATCCTGTATCATGGTGTGTCTGTTGAACATCAAACCTTTGAAGTCCGTGTGTGCACAGATGTTATCCACCTTTCCTTTGAAGTGTTCTACCCATTTCTTCTCATCGTTGTGGTCATTGTTCCACGGAAGCATGAGGTACGATGCTCCAACTGTTTCAATTATGACAGGCTCCGTGAATACTTTGATCTCGTATTTATGTTTGACCCATTTGATATGATCTAGTGAGTTTATATCAGTACTACGTGATTGCCACATGTCGTGATTGCCAATGATGATATAGACAGGAAGGGTCTTGCTCAGCTCTTCCATAATCTCCATGAGCAGAGTCAAGACCCTAATGTTTATCCCTTGTCTGTTATCATTAACATCACCTAGTATGAAGAGTGCATCTCCTTCTTCCATGTTTTTACGAAGCAATGGAATAAAGTAATTGAAGAAATATTCACGGTGGATCTCAATCCATTCAGCGGAACTATTCCTGATGCCAAGGTGTATGTCAGCAATCTTCCATACCCTCTTAATGCCGGTTTTGATTGTTTCGATGTTGAACACAGTTACTTATATGCGTTTCAGATAGAGCATCTGTTCACCTATTCTTTCAGATGCTTGTTGATATAAGCAGTGTAATCAGCTTTGGACTTTCCGCCGCCAACAAGTTTCTCGACTACCTCACCATCTTTCAAGATGAACACGGCAGGGATGCCACGGATCTTAAACATGGCTGTTAGTTTTGCATTTTCATCTACGTTGATCTTTGCAATGACTACTTTTCCGTCAAACTCTTCTGCCAATTCTTCAATCAATGGTGACAGAGTTCTACAAGGACCACACCACGGTGCCCAGAAATCTATTAGTGTCACACCTTCCATCTCTGATGTGTTGGTTTCGTCTGTCAAATTTACAACTTTACTCATACTCTTTATATGTTTCTAATGTAATACATCCTTCAACAAAGCCATTTCCTCAAGTAAGCCAGGGCGAGCTGCGTTTAATAGCTTTTGTGATTCAGGGAAACACATCTCGAGATTTTCAAGGAATGCTATCTGTATATCTTGTGCCTTGTCTACTTGCCAATTACATTCTTGCATGAGAGGTATCACTATCCGTCTGATGTAATTGCCGCCTGTCATCTGCAATAAGTCTGCATCACGGATAACAGCCTGCTCGAAGTTAAGATCATATTTCTCTATGACATACGGGTACTGCGTTGCTTGTATGATGGTCTCGATCTCATTCTTGAGATGTGTATGCTCTGGCATGAGTCTGTTTCCCATGCAGATGATGGCAGTCTTTACATTCCATTCATCATTCATAGAACCAGCAGAGTGGTTAAAATCGTGAAAGATGCATGCAATGGCCAAAGGCAACGAAGCCTTTGATCCTTGTAAGTTGCAAATATTTTCAGCATATTCTAGAACTTCCATACCGTGGCAGAAGCTGTGGTAAGGAGCATGGGCTGCATCATTTTCATAATAAAGAAACGATGCGTACTCTTGTAATTTGTATCGCTTGACAACTTCTAACGCTAATTTCATACAGATTATATGTTAATACTATAATGTCTTAAAACAACTTTTTGGTTCTTCTCTTCTTGAGGATGCCGTATTTTTCATTTAGTTCGCCTGCGATCGTCTCCTTCATTTTCGTGCCGCATATCGCCAAAAGCTTCTCGACACTCACGTCCATGAAACCTGCTACACAGATAAAGATAGAAGTCTTCGGCCATGTAGAATTCTTAAGTTCATTATAAACATGATGGAATACTTCAGATTGAAATTCTTTATTCTTTGAAAATTTGTATTCGATATTATGAATCTCTTCGTCGGGCCATTTGGCCTTGAACGAAAGGTAGACTGCTTCTTCTAGAGTCTTGGCTTCTAGATAGTTTGATGAATCATAATATTCATCTAGGTATGTGCTCGAGTATCTGTCATCTATCCTGACTCCATCAAAGATCTTAATCTCGTGGCTCGGTCCTTGGTCTTGTTCCATGCTACTTGTATGCCAGAACTTTGCTCCGTCAATAGATAGCAATGAGTTTCATAAAGTTATTTGAAAATTACCATGACGAGTTTGATGAATCATTGGAAGCTGCCCATATGTTAGGCGAGTTTGACATGAGCCACCACTCTGATTATGATATCGCTAAACTTTTACATGGCGTAGAATTACTTGATAAGGATATAACAGAGCAATTTATCGTATACGTAAATGGAGAACTACATCCTGAAACTATTGCACCTTGCGATATTGATTATAGCACAAGGGATAACAAGGAGGGATGGACAGAACAAACATCTGACAAGTTTCCTAAAGCTATCCCGATGGACGAGCATAACAATATTA